GCGCACCTTGTCGACGATGTCCCGCGCCAGCTCCGTCGGCACCCATTCGTCGCCCACCCCGGCGCCGGTCGAGGTCATCGCCTTGCCGTGCACCAGCAGCTCCACCAACTGCCGGTCCGCCTTGCTCAGGTTGCCCCCCCGCTCGCTCATCGGAAACACGATGCGCGGGCTCAGCTTGATCCCCTCCAGCACGCTCGGCAGCGTCTCCGGCAGAAGCTGGCGCACCTGCGCCTTCACCTCGTCCACGATCCGCCGGTTCAGCGCCTGCTGCTGCCCGCGCGCCTCCGCCGCGATCCGCTGCGCCGTCTCGCTCACCGCCTGGCGCAGCGCGGCGTCGGCCCCGTCCTCTTTCAACGTCGCCGATTCGTTCATATCCTCGAGCGCCCCACCGGCGCCCAGCTCACCAATCTCGTTCACCATTCGTATCCTTTCTTGCCTTCATGTAGCACAGCCGCCTCGCCGCAGGCGGGTAAACCTCGGCTGTGTCCTCTGCCGGAATCCGGCCTCGAGCTCACGACCTCTCAGCAGCGATATGTGCAGCCACCAACTTGTCCAGGTGTGCTTGCTTGATCGCGCGCTCGATCTCGCCGGGTGTTGGCTTCTGTAGCACAGCCGCCCTCGGCTGTGTCCCTGCTTGTGCGTGCTGCGATGCCACGTTTCTCACCCGCGGCATGATGATCCCGCCGAACGACTTCTGCGCCATCGCCGCCTTCAGCTCCGCGTCGTACTGGCAGCCCAGATACACGATGCTGCCCTCCACCGCCTCCGCGGGGCGGGCGTCGGAGCGCGTGTAACGGGCGGTGGCGATGACCCGCTTGCCCTCCACATTGTACGCCTGGCCCGGGTAGTGCTGGCACTCCCAGCCGAACCACGACTTGCCGCAGATGTCGCACACCAGGTCCTGCGCGCGGAAGCCGATGCTGGCGTAGCGATAGACGCCGCCGTCGAGCTGCGCGCGGTGGTGCTCGTTGTCGCGCGTCTTGACGATGTAGTAAGACGGACGCAGATGCGTCACCCCGAGCTCGTCGCAGCGCAGCCGCGCATCGAACCACAGCCCCAGCGGCAGCGACCCGTGGTCGTGCCCCGCCAGCAGCGACTTGCCCGGCAGGCTGTCCGCGAAATCCTGCAGCACCTCCACCGTGAAGCGCTCGAACGCGCGGTCCACGCCGTCGTTGCACAGATCGCACTCGCCGACATACACCTCGTCCCCCGCCAGCGCCCGCCGCGCAAAACGGTTTATCAGATCCAGCTCGCTCCGCGTCGGCGTCGCGCTGCGGCGGCCGTTGACCGCCACCGCCTTGTAGAACACGCTCGGCCGCATATCAGTCCACACCGGCATCTCTCGTCTCCTCATTCGCATGGAGCCCAGGCGTTCATCCTGAGCCTGTCGAAGGGCCCGCGCCCGTGTCTCCTCCGTCAGCGGGCGCCCTCGCCCGTGACGTTCAATGGTAGGGCGGGCGTCTCGCCTGCGACCTGCTTGGTCATCACGTCATCCTTCTGCTTCGCCAGCACCCGCCCGCACTGCGGGCATTCTCCCCGCTCGCCGCACGCCACCGGCACCATCCGCCGGCACTGCGCGCAATACGCCAGCCGTCCGATCCCTTCACGCGCCACCATCATTATCAACCACCTTGCCCTCGCGCCCCCATGAAGTCGCAGGGGCGACCCGGCGGGTCGCCCCTACTGCCATTCCATTCCCTCTCTGTGTCCTCTGTGTTCTCTGTGGTTAATCCCATCCACGATCAGCATTCACCTGTCCCCCATAGCCCTTGGCCTACGAAGCCTTGGCGAAGTAGGCTTGGCGACGGGGCATCGGCGGTTAGAATCCGTTTTCCTCTCAGCGCTCTCCGCGGTTAATCCCCTCCGCAATCGGCGGCCATCGGCGTTCATCGGCGGCTAAGTTGTCTTCTCGGTGCTCTCTGTGTTCTCTGTGGTTAATCCCCTCCGCAATCGGCGGCCATCGGCGTTCATCGGCGGCTAAGTTGTCTTCTCGGTGCTCTCTGTGTTCTCTGTGGTTAATCCCCTCCGCACGCTTCAGCCCCTCGTACGCCGCGCTCACGCGATCCGCCGCCTCGGCTGCGCTCACGCCTTCGGCCACAGCCGCATCCAGCGCCGCCGCCGCGCTCGTCCGCCCGCGCTCGGCGCACCGGGCCGAAAGAACGTCCGCGTCCCGCGCGCCCGCGTCCCCCAGCTCGCGCGCGAAGCGCTCAGCCTCCGCCTCCCAATCAATCGCCGCGTCGAACACCGCCCGGGCCGCGCGCAGCCGCTCATCCGGCTCCGCCTCCGCGAGCGCCTTCAGCAGGCCGTCCTTGCTCCGCAGCGCACGCAGCACCGCGCTCTGCTGCCGCTGGTATAGCCGCTTCAAAGCGCGGCGCACGCCATCCTCACATGTGGCACAACTTGTCCTGAGCCTGTCGAAGGAGCCGCCCTCGGCTGTGCAGGGTCCGGGCGCGCCGTCTCCTGACCGCGCGAAGCCTGCCGCGACTTCAGGAGAAGTCGCGCCCGGTCCGTCTGCGTCGCCCGCCGGCCGCCGCGTCGCCGGCGCCCACCACGCGTCACCCCACGCCACCGGGTCGCCCCACTTGAACTCCGCCCGCAGCTCGTTGATCGTCCGCAGCCCCGCCGTCGCCAACTTCACCGCCACCTCCGCCTGCTGCGCGACGTCCTGCGGCGTCACATCCGCGAACACGAACTCCAGCCCCGGGTCCCAGCGCGCGCACAGCTCCGCCGTCACCCGCGCCGCGAACCGCGCCAGCTTGGGCTCCATCGTCTCCGCCCAGAACGTCTTGTCCTGCTCGCGGGCGTTGGCGTAGTTCGCATACCGCAGCACGCCGATCTTCGCCGGCGGCACCCCGAACATCGAGCAGATCTCCTCCCGCGTCAGCTCCCGCCCCGCCAGAAAATCAATGTCCTTCTGGCTCGCGGTGATCTGCTTGTACTTCAGCCCCGCTTCCAGGATCGCGGTGCGATGCGACGACTCCGTCCCCAGGTGCCCCTTGCGCCATTCCTCGCGCAGCCGCTCGAACTCCGCAGCGCTCAGCGTGCGGTCGGTTTCCAGCACGCCGTCGGGCCGCGCCGAGTTCTTGAAGAAGTTGCGGTTCCAGCGCTCCGAGTAGTAGTCCGTCTCCAGCTTGAGCGCCGCCGCCTGGATCACCCCCATGCCCCAGTAACGGTCGAGCGGGTTGAAATACTTGAAGTGGATGACCCAGTCCGGCTCCAGCGGCACGTCGGTCGTGCCCGCCCGATAGGCGTAACCCGACGGCGCGCCGTCCGCGCCCTTGGCGATGCGCACGCGGTCCGGCTCCAGGTAGTGGATCTCGCCCGGGCGCCCGAAGTGCGGGCGGCCTGAGGGCCGCGGCCGGCCGTCGGCGTCGGTGATCAGCACGCCCGCGGGGTTGGTCTCGAAGATGCCCGCGCCGTCCACCTCGCTCAGGTACCAGAAGGCGTTGCCCGCCAGCTCCAGGTGCGTGACCGCGGCCTCGAACAGCTCCAGGCCCGACATATAGCTATTGGGCCGGCGCAGCAGCCGGCGCAGGTCGTCGCGGCGCACGTCATTGCCCTGGGCGTCCTCGAAATGCCACGGCACGCGCGCGAACGACGATGCGATCAGGCTCGTGCACGCGTACACCGTGCCGATCTTCGAGTACGCCTCCAGGTAGTCGGAGGTGTTGGAGAACATGCCGGCGGGCGCCTCATCCATGCCATAGGCATGATGCCGCCGCCACACCGTCTCCCACGCCGATTTGCCCAACACGCGCCCGGCCAGATGGCGCAAGCTCGTCAATGCATTACGGGTCAATTTGCTTGACTCCAGTGTTCGATCCAATCGTCCGCAGATTTCGCAGATTCCGCAGACGGGGACGAGCAAGATAAACCACAGAGCACACAGAGAATCCGGAGGAAGAGGGAGAACTGTCCGCAGATTATCCAGACAGGGGACTTTGTGAAACTACCAAGCCAAGAAGAGCGATGAAAGGCCTCTACGCGGCGACCCGTGGTGTGGGCGCCGCGTGCTCGCGGCAATCATGAAAACCCGCCCGCCGCGCCGTCGCTAACCTGCCCCGAACAAGCCTCGGCGGGGAATCCTGTAGCAGTCCCGCCATCGCGGTAATGCTACGTCATCGTATAGAATGTCACGGGCGGCTCTGTAACTTCGATTACGATGCGGCGAAGCTCGTCAATCTCGTCTAGCTCCTCGCGAGTCACGACCGCCGGTGATCCTTCGACGACGCGCATGTCGCATACCGCTTCGGCGAGATTCTCGAATATGATCCTGAACTTGGCGTTGACGTCGACCATAGGTCCCCTCTACGTTACGATTGGCTTCTTGCTTTGTGCCTCAATCTGGCGCCGCAGCCCAGAAAGATCAATCGTTGCCTTGCAGTTCGGGCACTGTAGCCTATTGTCCTTCGGGAAGGGTAGCGTGCCTGGCTGAAGAGGACGTTTCTTCCCCAGGTTCGCCTGGACCCGGGAGGTTCTTCCACACTTCTCGCACGGGACGTTCATGGCAGCGGTATCCGCTGCCTGCGGCTGAGGAACCGGGGTACCGGCCGGCACGAGAAACCGGTATATCTGGGAATCTGGCGTCTCGAACAGCTTATACATGTTCGTGTCGAAAGTCATCTGGAGCAGCGTGTGATACCGACGCACGGCATCACCCAAGTCCTTGTTCTCCGAATAGTCGGTGACCCTTAGGCGCATGACTTGCAGATCGTCGATTCTTATCGATTTGTTGTGTGTCAGCCAGCGGCTGTGGTTGCACAACTCCTTGGCAATCTCACTCGCTCGCTGCTTCTTTTCGTCGTCAGTAACTGGCCTGCCGGTACTGGAGTGCTCTTTCCATTGCCTGAATTTGTACCGTGCCAGCCAGTCGGTGACGAGTACCTTGGCGAAGTTCAGCGCATTCTCGGCGGACTGCAGCTCGCCTGGCGAAATGTTTTGTAGGATGGGAATATAAGCGCGGTTGAGACTGTTTGTCTCCTCCACTTCCCGCTTGATCTTCTCCATACCCTCAAGCAGCGCGCCAGCAGAGAACGTCTTGCCTCGTTGCGTGATCTGAGCGTCAATAGGTCCCAGCGCGGATCCAGCCTCCATAAGGATTTCGTCGGCCGACATCGCAATTATCGTACCCGCGCTCTTTGCCATCCCAGGCACGAAGATTGCGACATCCTGGTACTTCTGGCGCACGAGGTGGACTATGTCCTCGGCAACCTCGCCGGAGCCGCCCGGGGTCTCTATCAGGAAATCTAGCGAGTCTCCGGTAAGGTTGGCAAGCTGATCCTTGATCGGTAGCAGGTCGTCGTACGCGATCTGGATCGGCGCCCCAGCCTTTGCCACGTCGGCCGCGTACACCAATATGTCTCTGCCGCCCCGCAACTCCTGTATTCTGCGGAGCTGCTTCTTGCGTTCCGCGATCAGCGCCGGGAAGCTAAGATTCCCGTCCAGGTACTCGGAATACACGCCCATGCAGATTCCCTCCTGGCCTGCAACGCCGAACGACAGCGCCTGGCGCATGGCGGCACCCTATGTCGCCTCCGTAGTATAGCAGTTTGCTGTACTGCGCGCTACCCCCGTTTCTGAGTCCTATGTCTATCTACACCCCGGCGCGGCTCCGTCAGCACCCCAACCACCGCACCGCCGGCGGGCGCGTATGCGCCGCCGCGTGCCACGCTAACGCCAATGCCATCACGCAATCGTCGTGATACCGCTCACTCGGCGCGGCGTACCGCACATTCCCCGCCGCCGTCAGCTCGTAGCGAAACGCCTCGAGTTCGCCGATCAACTCGGGCGCGTCGGGATACGTCAAATCCCCCCGCTCGATCGCCAGCGCCAGCGCATCGATCAACTGCCGCTTGCTGGTCGCCGTGGTGAGGAAGCCTTCGACCGGGCATGGCAGATCGCGCCGCAGTTGCTCCACCAGCGGGTCGCCCGCCGCGTTCATCTCCGCCACTACGATCCGCGGCCGCCACCGCTCCACCAGCGCCCCCAGGCGCCCCATTTGCAGCAGATAATCCACCTGCAACTGCCGGTCGAGCGCGATCACCGTGTTGCGCGCGACATCGAGCACCACGAACACGCTCGCGTCCTGGTGCTTGCCCCAGTCAACCCCGACCACGCACTCTTGCCCGCCGGGGTGGGCTTGCCCGCGCGGCTCCTCGAATGCGCCCGTCGCCTGCCGCCGCGCCTGCGGAAACACCGCCCCCACGTCATCCTCGAACGCCGCCAGGTACTCCTGGCGGAAGTAGCGCTCCACCATCCCCTTGCGCGCGGCCGCGATCTCCCCGCGCGGGATGTACGGGTTATCGCCGGTCGTGAAGCGCCAGCTCGCGACCTCGCCGTCCAGCGGATCCTGCCCGCGCAGCCACAGCCGGTACAACCAGTTCTTGCCCGCCGGCGTGGTGGTGAAGGCGGCGCGGCCGAGCTTGTCGCTCAGAGCGGGGCGCAGGGCGCGGCCCCATGCCTCCTCGCTCACACGCGCCGCCTCGTCCACGACCACGAAATCCAGCCCCTCGCTCAGCAGCGAGTCGGGGTTGTCGGCGGACTTGAACCAGATGCTCGACCTGTTCACCAGCTCGACCATCACCTCCGTGCGCGACACGTTGGCGATGATCTCCTGCGGCAGAAAGGCGAACAGCTCGCGCCACCCCTTGCGCGTTATCGAGAACGTTGGCGCCACCCACCAGTTGAGCGACCCGGGCTTACGGATGGCCGCGCGGATGACCTCGTTGACCGCGGCCTTCGTCTTGCCGAAGCGCCGCCCCGCCACCAGCAGGCGAAACCGCGCCGGGGAATCATGAAACTTCCGCTGCGCTGTAAACGGGTGGTACGGGACGGTCAGCATCCGGCGCGCGGGCGGGCAGGACCGCGTCTCCGTCGTCCCATCGGATGACAATCTCTCCGCCGTGGTCATGGTTCAGCTTGCCCGCCGCCCGCTCGCAGTAAAGGCCGACCGCCTTGAGCACGTGCACCGCCGCGCTGACGTCGCTTTCCTCGACCCGCTCCAACAGCTTCTCCACCGCCCGCAGGGAGGAGTTGCGCAGCACCTGCGCGGCGAGCGAGAAGTTGGCCTCCAGGTGCTCCTG